AGTAAGTCGTTTGTCTTGACTAGAAACTAGGTCAGTTACCTCAGACCTCGTTACATTGCTCACCACACCCTTTATACTGACATCTGTTTTAACTTCACTCATTGAGCCAGTGGTAGGGTTATATATTCCAGTCGTCACTCTTCTATAAGTTATAGACCCACCAGTCGCCTTAATTGCTGCTGACGCTGCTTTTTTTAGTGCTGATGCAATGCTCATAGGTAATAAGCTATGACTTGACCACTTGCAAGGGTAATACTTGTAATAACTCCACAAACTTCAGTTGAGGCTTTCATTGTAATGCCATTGATTGTTGAAGAACCGTTCTCAGTTATATTCTCAGCAACAAAAGTAGCACTGGCATCAGCAAGGCAATGAACCTTACCAAATCTCCCAGTATGGGCATTTGTATCTGTGATGATGATTGCTGCTGGATAGTCGTATGGCATTTTTAAGACCTCTTGATTGATAGATTAGCACTTCCCCCTATTCTAAGACCTTTTAAATACTGGTCAACGATAGGTGGTATGCGATCAACTCCTGTTCTTCCGTAAAAGTTAGGAGTTACATTAATATTTCCAATACTCATAGCTGCAAAATCCTCTAACCCACTCAAGCCAATACCATCTTTGTTGTTGTTTAAATAAACAGCAAGTTCGATTTGTGCATCTTGGACTTCTGGTGGTATTTCTGTATCTGTGTAATAGTCTGCAAGAATCCTGTTAGGGAAAGATAAACCATAAAGGTTTGTATATTGGTCAGGAACACGAACACCGCTGCGTGGCCACTGCCTTGCCTGTGTGTCAGATGCCTTAGCCCCTAAGAACTGTTCACGATCAATTCGTCTAGTGGCAGAAAATAATGCACGATTCTTTTCATCATCAGTGCTGTTTCCCCATGCAACTACATCATCAGACTGGGTAAGACCTTCTACAAAAGAATTAGCCTCAGCTAATGTGACATAACTATTAGCTGTTGCACTACCGACTGTCGCTACTATTGTGATTGCCATTAACAGATACCTTTTGTGACTTGCGTTTTGGTTTTGGCTTAGGGGTGGAAACTGAAGCCGCCTTTTGAGCAGCTTCGTTCTGTTCCCTCATTCGCCTAAAAGCGAACATTCCCATTAACTTGAAGCACCCTTGAGAGCAACAAAGTTAATTACAATCGCTTCACTTAATGAGCCAGATGATACGTTTGCAACAGTCACTTTAAAAGATCCTGATG